CATTTTATTGTTACTTTGAGACCAATAAGAGGTATTTACATCGACATTAGTATTATCTGAAAGAGTTGGTGTGTAACTAGCTTCATAAGAAAAAGGCGCTGTTTGGACTATTTCTTGAGGCCCTACTTGTAGATTATCAAAATATACATCGAATGTACTCGATGATGTAGATCTTAGATGTAGAATAAATCGATAAGCTGTGGAATCAGTGGCATTAAAGTACACTTGAATCTTAGTAGCTGATCCATTTGTAGCTGGTAGATTAATATTAGATGGTGATATTAGTTGTGCATTAGTCTTATCATATATCCAAATTCCGTAAGCTTCGTTTGGTGTAGAGGAATCTGTTTGCCAATCTAAACTAATAGAAAGTCTTTTCGAAGTATCAGCTTCATCAATGTCAAAATCATAGCTAAGGCCTTCGCCTCTAGCATTGTTGCCAGTATTCTTAGCTAATTTAAAACTATAAGATCCTCTTAATACAGTAGTGTCTTGAGCAGATAATGATAAATTAGTGGCTCCAGAACCTGTACCATCGGTAGGAGTATCGCTAGTGCCATCATCATATTCTGCCCAGCCTGTAGTATTATTCGATTCAGCATCTCCATTACTAATATAGTTGATTCCGCCTGCTCCACTAGCACCAGCTAGATCTATCCAGTCAGCTGACTTACGTCCATAAAACGTACCATCAGTGCTGTCATAATACATATCTCCTTCTTCTGGACTTGAAGGAGCACTAGATTGTGGTTTAAGGGTCAATCCCTTGAAGATTTTGAAAAAATTTAAGGCCATTATATTCTCCTTAGTTCCTACATTCCCTAAGAATGTTGTGGGGAGACTAAGCTCCCCTAGTTAGTTATGCTTTAATTCTTTTAACTACTGCTCTCATTGTTCTATCGTTACCGGTAGAAGTACAAGTATAGCTAATCTCTACGTTACCTGTATTGAATGCTGCTGAGAAGCTAACACCAATGTCTGAAGTTTCTGCAAAACTGTCAACGATAGACACATTAGTAGAACCTTCATTAGCTACCATTAACTTACCAACTCTTACACTATTTGCCGTAGCTTCTTTAATTTTGTACTCAATTAGTACTCCCTCAAATAAAGATGCAGAGTAAGTAAGAGAACTGGCTACTGCCGTAGAGTTGTCGCTAAGTGTTTGGCTATGTACATATTCTTCTTCGTAAAAGTCGCTAGCTGAGCTACCAAATTGTAGAGCAGAAGAACTGTAAATTGTATTGCTGCCAGCATCAAGATCGCCACCTAATGATGGAGAAGTGTCTTCGCTAACATTTTCCAGTTTAAGAGCTAATGCGTCGAATACAGCATTTTGAGAAGGAGCTACGTCTGTAGTGCCATCATTAATAGCATCTGCAACTGCAGCTGATTTCGCTCTAGCTTCTGTAAAATAAAGGTTAGAGCCTTCACTTACATCATCTGTATCGAGAGTAACAACTCCAGTTTTGCCTGCTACACTAAGTACTGTTTCATCAGGTAAACCTAATCGTTGCCATGCAGCACCATCATAAATATATGATGCAGGACCAGAAGTAACTTCGGCATCACCACTAGCATCTGTTACTACGGCTACGTCACCTTCTTGAACTGTTAAGGCATCTCTAGCTGTAATATCTGCAACAACACTAACTTCTGTTAATGCTAGTGCTGGCAAATAACTAGAATCGATTTTAGAAGATGCATTAAGAGGAGCAACGCCATTTGCTGCACCTTTTTCTGTCGATGCAATTTTTTCACTGTCAAGTTCTTCGATAGCTGCTTGAACGTCAGTAGCTACGATATTGCCAGACGCACTAAAAGAAACTTCAGAAGCATCTTGATCGGCAGTAGCACCTGCTTCAATATTATCTAACTTATCTTTATCTGTTGCTGACATATAACCAGCAGTAGAAGAAGTAGCAGCATTAGCTGTTATTTCTTGAGTGCTGAGAGATAGTACTTCTTGCGTAGCACCAGCTGCCAATGTCACAGGATCGTGACTGGATCCAGCAATAGCATCATCTAAATCTTCAAGAACGCCTTGAACATCAGTTGATGAACTATTAGCTATTCCTGCAGGATCTGCACTAATTGCTGAAGCAGCATGAGCTGCACTAGCGTCACTAATGTGATCTGAAATAGAAGTGTTAAGAGTTGCAGTTGCATAATCTAAATCTAATTTGGATTCTGCTATAGCTGCGCTACCATCTATATCAGCATTAACAATCAAGTCACCTGATAGTACCTGAGCTTTAGTGACTGAATGAGGATTTGCTGTATCGCTTGGATGGTCTGCCAAAGCTTTACTTAATGCTACCCAAGCTGCAGCATTACTGTCGTATACCCTAAATTCATGAGAAGTGGTATTGTAATAAATTAAACCAGCTTCTGGCGAACTTGGATCAGACGCTAAACTTTGGACTTTAAGCGGTTGATTGAACTTTAAAAAATTTGCCATGTTATGCCCACCTACGTTTAACTAATTTAAGTGTTCCGGTATTACCTGTATTCGTACTCGTATAAGATAATATCACATTTGATGCACTAATGTCAACAGAAAATGTAATGCCTAAGTCGTTAGTATTGACATAGTCATCACTAACTGATGCATTAGATCCATTGTTTACAATTAATAGTCTACCAATTTGGTTATGAGAACCTCGTTCAATTGAGTATTCTATTACCATATATTTATTCTCAGATGCTGACATAGAAAATATTTGTGCTGGAGATGATTGGTCATTGTTGAGAGTTACCGGATCGGATAGTTTGTCTATCTTTAAGCCATCTAAATTAATAGCTTTATCAGTAGCATCCCATTTAAATTCATCATCACCATTAAAACTGCCTGCATCATTGTACTGTATTGTTGTATCGTTGCCCCCAGGAGAACCTGTTCCTGAGCCACCTGCTGCTGTTATTGTGATTTCTTCACTAGTCTGTGTTATTGTAACATTGGTTCCGGCTTTAAGAGTTTTGGCCTTTACCTTACCATTTGAATCCGCTTCAGTAAGAATCTCTCCTTCGCCAGCACCTAAGTTCTCAACATCAATATCTTCTTTAGCTTGAATGACAGATGTCTCAACAACCTTAGACTCCCTCTTATTTAATTTCGTGGGGTATGTCCTTGAATTGTAAGATGCTTTTGCCATTAGTCACTCCAGGAATCTATGAAGTACTTAATATCAAGATCCTCAGTTCCTGCCGATGTGTATTCTACTCTTATGTCCGAGCCATTAATGAAAGCGCTAAAGGTAACTTGTACATCTCCGGTACTGGTAGAAGTATCAGATAACGATGTGTCAGTTCCATTACTTGTAATGTATAGTTGACCTACTTGCTTATTATTAGTAGTCTCTTCTTTTATAGAATATTTTACGATCAGATTCTCATTACCAGAGTAGGTAATGTCGAATAATGTATTAGTACTTCCTGCACTTAAATGATCGATTTGTTCAACTGAGGAGCCTATTGGCACTAAACTAGTGCCGTCATCTAGTTATACAATTTCGTCTTCAGTGGCAGAAACTACTGTACCCGTGTTTCTAGTTAACGAATCTAAATTAGACTTGGTATCCTTTGGTAAGGTAATACGGCTAGTATTACTAGCAGTTCCGCCGTCATAATCTTTATTGGTTAACGCTTGGGTATCTGTAGTTCCGACTACTGATCCTGTAACTCCATGAACTCCCGAGCTGTTGGAAATGTGTGTGTCGATTTGAGCATGGGAATTGGTACCTATATTAGATATAGTTGTGTGGTCAATGTCTGTAGTGAGGTTATGGGTATTGGTAATAGAGTTATGGTCGATGTCAGTGGTTAAGTTATGCGTATTAGTTAAGCTATTGTGATCAATATCCGTAGTCAAATTATGAGTGTTAGTAAGAGTGTCGTGATCAATGTCAGTAGTTAAGTTGTGTGTGTTGGTCAGGTTGTTGTGATCTATTGCTGCTTCATGTTGTGTTACACTAGACTCAGATATTTGAGCATCTGCTAACTGTCCGCTGTTAACTTGAGACGCACTGATAGATTTGTTAGTAAGCGTTTGAGTTGAATCTTTTCCTACTAACTCTTCGTCACTGTCGCCAGGAGGTAAGTCGAGAGTTCTGGTTGCTGTATATGTAGTAGACTGATTAGGCTGCAGTTCTATATCTTGACTGTCTTGTCTAAATATAATCTTTACTAATCGTTCTAAACTGCCAAATAATTTCATCAGTATACTCCTTAATGGAGCGCTGCTCCTGTTTTAATTATTTAGCTCGAAGTGCAACGTAAAGATCACTAACTACTGCGTTTCCTAATGGATTAGTTCCTGCTGATGCAGTTTCGGCAAATTCAGAGTTTCCAGCTGAGGCAGGAATATGAATGACTAAGTCACCAACTTCAAGCGTATTAAAGTCGGTAGTTGCGTCTGCTGTAGTGGCAACTACTGCTAATACCACATAGTGAGATAAGTTTGCTTCGATTGCTGCAATTGCTGCTGCTTGAGCTGCATTTGCTTTTGAAGTTGCATCTGAACTAGCTACTGAAGTAGCTGTTTCTACAACTTTACCTTCTCTTCTGTTTAACCTTACAGGATAGTTTCCTGAACTATAAGTTGCTGCTGCCATGATTTTCTCCTAAGTAGCTTTCTGTTCTTTTGCCGTCAAGGTGCTACCTAACTCTTGACAAAGAGGGGATCAAAGGCTCCCCTCAGGCCAGATAATTAATTAGACTGTGAAGTTATGAAGAACATTGATTGCAGCAGGATGCTTACAAATCATAGCTGCCATACCTTCAAGGTAAGATCTAATGAATCTGTCATGACCACCTGAAGAACCAGGTCGTAAGAAGAATTCAGATCCAGCGCCAGCAGGTCTTACTGATTCAAAATCTGTTCCGTGAAATTCAAGAACTTTTTCTTGTTGGCGAGATTCAGGAATCATATAAATACGTTTCTTAGGACAGAACTCAGAAGTAACAACTTCAAGAGTATCATTGCCGTGAACGTATGCGAATTTTTTAAGGCCGCGTTTGTTGTCTTCGATCGTTTGAAAACGTCGATCAACTTCTCTAGACTCAACCAATGCGTCATTAGCTTCAGGAGCCATGATCATTGATTTGTAGCTATAGCGTCCTTCTCCAACTCTAACTTTGGCTAAACTAAGTGAGCTTTGGATCATGCTAACATCTAGAGGATTGCCACTACCACTGTAACGAGAACCTTTGCTAGAACCTGACATAGTAATACCGTGGATATTACGGCCATCAGTAGCAGTTAAAGATTCAAGTCCAGCCATAACTTCAGTTAATGCATTGTAATCACCCGAGATTGCACTAAGATTAGCTTTAGTTGGTTGAGGTTCTCGATAAAGAACATCAGCATCTGCAACTGTTCCAAGTCCATCGATAGTTAATGCGTTGCCAGAAGCATCATAAAAAGTGGCGGTAACTGAATTATTAGTTCTGTTTTTGTCAGTGACGATACCATATTCAGCATCAACAGCGCCGTCAACTAATTTGTGTTCCGTACCATCAGCTGCATAGAATTGGATCTTGTCACCAAATTCAAACCAGCCAATATGGCCGCGATCAGAATCACCAGAGTCAATAGTAATAACTACATTGTCACCATCACTAAAATCAACACTAGCACTTACGTCAGCAACTTCACCCAGTACACCAGTTCCATCGCCATAAAGATCGATAGAAAGTCGTCGTTTAGCTGCCATAGCTTTGGATTGTATTTCGATTGCTAAAGGCTCTGCATATTTTGCAGGAGATTTTCTAGCGCGATTCCACAAGTTATATTCAAGTTCGATAGTAGCATTGATTTCTTTAAACAATGCAGTATGTTCATTAACGCTAACTTGCTGTGCTGATGGGTAAGAACCAGCAGGGCTAATGCCTGACCATTGAATAGCAGAAGGTCCATAACTTGATTGAAAGAAGAACCTTAATTCACGGCCATTAGGATCAGCTGAGCGAACTCTTTGAATGAATTCCCAATCACGATAGTCTTCACTAATTTGGTTTCTTACACCATCGCTAAATGCGATCTGAAGAAACTTACCTAATTGTTGGTCGGATATATTATTAATTGCCATAATAACTTACTTTCTTCCCCTCTCCATTAATCAAACAACTTTCCGAATTTACCCCAATTTTTAAACACATCTACGTAATTTCCGCTTTTAATTTTGTTTGCTACTTCACGTTTAGTGTCATTATCTATGTGACCTCGACGAGTTTGTACTTGTGCGGTATTCTTAGCTATTCGTTTTCGCTCTTTCGCAGTCTCTTTTTGCTTAGTGCTCACTTGCTTATTAACTACTTTGTTAAGAGCTTCTGATATAGCTTTGAATTCCTTTCGGATAATTTCTGGAGTTAGATCTTCATAATCGTCAAGTTTGGTAAGTGTTCTGGTCCAAAGCATTTCATCCATCATATGTTCTGCATCTGGATCTCCAAGTTTACCAGCAAATCTATAACGATCAAAAGCTGGATTAATCTTAGATTCTAGAGAGCGTAATTCTGCTTCTTCCATATTCTGCTGTGCTTTGGTAACACGTTCTTCAAACTCAGCATTTTGTTTGTCTAACTTGTCTTGAAGTGCTCTGATCTGATCTTCCAAATCCATTTGTCTAATTTCATCTTCAGTAGCTTCTTCTCTCGCTTTTTCTTTTTCAAGTCGTTGTTGGAGTACTGAGTCAAAATCCATTTTACCAGCTGTCATAATTCTCATTAGTTCATTGTAATCATTTCGACCAGCTGCAGTTTCTATTTTACTCCACATGTCCTTGAGTTCGGCGACTTCTGATTTCAGAGTGTCCATGTTTTTGCGAGCATCATCCCGTTCTTTTTGGAACTTTCTCATTCCAGCGGCCATTTGGTACGCCTTCTTGATTTTGTCCTTGTCGCTGTAATCTACCTTGATTTTGCGACCACCAGCTGAAACGTATTCAAAGTCTTCTGCCGGTTGTTCCTGTTCCTTGGATTCCTCCTCAGATTCTTGGTCACTGGTCTGATCTTCTTCAGATGCAGTTTCCTGTTTTTCGGCATTTGCTTTTTCCTCTGCCTTTGACCATTCGTCGAGTATTCCTGTATGGTCTCTGGTGTCGGCTGCCGCAGTCTCGGTAGTTTCTTCTGGCTGTGGTATCTCAGATTGTTCTGTAGTTCCATAAGCCGCTGATTCTACATCCTGACCATTGATTAGAGCATCCATTGCTCTGTCTAAATTGGGCTGTCCCTGTGTACTCATAGCTGTCTCCTAATTGAGATAAGCTTACATATACTTTCCCGTCCTCAACACTTTGCTAAGGATAGGGTATACTTTTAGTATATAGGTATATTATATCAAATTTTGAGCTAATTGTCAAGTAAAATTATTCCTCGGTTATCGTTCCGGTCGCAGGAAATTGAGGTTCTGCACTCAACATTGCTTCAGGATTTGGCATTTCGCCAGGAGCAGGGGCTTGAGGCTCTGGCCCAGGAGTCATGGGTCCAGTTTGTCCTGTACCTATTCCAGCTGCTGCCATCTGCTCTCTGTCTTTTACATGCTGCTCGATCAGTACTTTTTGTTCTTCTGGCAAGTACTTAAATTCTGCAGTCATAACATATCGGTAAGCGTAGTTAAGCATTCCTTTGTGCTCTTCTAATTCTCTCGGTGCAATGTATTTATTAGAAGCTAGCATTTCTTGGAATATTTCTCTTTGTCTCTGATGGGATAACTCATTGATATCATATAGAGATTCTAGTTCATTAAGCTTAAGCATGCTCAAAATGGTTTTGTTGTCAATTCCAGCTTTTTCAAAAATAGGCATTAACTGTAATAACTCTTCTCGTCTAGTAGATGGATCTAATGATAGGCTTTGGCCATATTCAACCACTAGATCAAAGCCGCCTTCAATATCTGCACCTTTAACATCGACAGCTTCAAATGCTTTTTCGGCTCCTAACACATGAATAATTCTAGGCTCTTTCCAATATTTACGTACTAGGTTTAGATATCCTTTATATATAGATTCTACAAACATGACATATTTATTAAACAATCTACGACGAATCATATTACCTTGGTTAGTGGCATACTGTAGGCTAAAACCACTAGTTTCTCTTTGGATTTGGCCAAACATAGAGTCATTGACACCAGCCAAATCATCACCACCAGCCTTAAGTCTATCTCGCAAAGCAGTCATATCCGGCATTAAAGTAGGCACTGATTGAAAGAATGGTGGCTGATTTCCTTTAATTTTAATGATATCCCAGGGAGAGTTAGTAATAGAGTCTTCTGCTACTTCGCATCCTTCAGGCAATACTAATCTAGCAACTCCATGAGCCTCTACATTATCTAGCGTTACAGAATCTATTCTATTTAAGATTTCTTGTATTTCGGCTTCATATTCACAAAAACTCTTGCCGTACACTTCATCTGGAATATCAATATCTGTCAATATATGATATGGCAAATAAGCTGTAGGTGGCATGTACTTAACTTTACCAGTACGCTCATCTATATCTTCTTTATCTGGCGGAGGACTGAATGCATAGGGGTTTTCCATAATAGGAGTAAGTAATCTACCATCTCCTAAGCAATATGCGAATCTACCTAGCATACCATTTAGTGGAATACCTTTTTCCCAATACTCATATACTTCTACTGTTTCTTGATCAAGTTCTACTCTATCAGCGTATTCTAAACCAGCTTGTAAAGTCTTGTTTTCTGAAGCTCTTCGTAGCATATCTTCCTTATCAGGAAATAAAAAGATTGCTTCTTCTAGTGGCATAACTCTACGTTCAAATACAAACCGTGCATCCGACCAAACTCTAGCGTCAGGATCTACCCAGATATCCCAAGTAGAAGGAGCATAAATATCGATTTTGCCTTCTAGCTCAAATTCTCCGGTTTCTGGATCTCTATCTATTATATCTCCTTGATGAGGATCGAACATAACTTTCATGAATCCTGTACCATATAATAAGGTCTTAGCAGAAGCTAGATCTATCTTTTCTTGCATATTTTCTGCTCTAATCGCGTGCCTAACTAATCGATCAGCTGCATCTGCTTTAGCTCTATCTGAAGGATCGGTACTTGTTGGTCTAGCCATAACAGATGGAGGATTAGCAGACATTTGCGCATGTATGTACCTAAAATTCCTAAATAGGTAGTTGACACCGGTAGTGTCATTTGAACTATCCACATCCCCAATATTCAAATCTAAATCTGATTCAAAACTATATCGAGCATCAGGAAGACTATCTCTACCTTGCGTATTAAATAGAGCGCGTTCTGATTGTTCCCAAGCAGATTCATACCGCATTCTAAATCGTCTTGCATTTGATAATCGACGTTTGAGTTCTTTCTCTGCTTCTTCTGGCGACCAAACTTTAAGTTTCATATTACTCTCCACTTACTTCTTTGCTAGAGTAGTCTGCATTTTTAGTCATTAGTTCGTTTAATACTTGTATTGCTTCTTCTATGTCGGGTTTTTTGTAGGGACTGTTTACTAGTTTTTCGTACATGGCCTTTACTTGGTCCATAACTTCTTCGCCACTCTTAGCTTTTTTAACTAGAGCATAAGCTTTTTCGACTGGACATTCTTTTTTCTTAGAGTATGCTTTTGCTTTTGGCTTTGGCATCATTAACTTATTCAAACAAATCTTTATATTAATCATCTCATCCTCCTTTTGAGAGATGTTAAATAGAGCCTACTAATAGCATGCCTATAGATAATTTCCATTTTTTGTCGTTCTCGTCGTATTCCGATAAACAGAATTCCGGCTATCGGTATATAGATTATTAGTGAGAGTAAGAGAATCGCTTCTGCCATTTTGCTCTTCCTTTCGCATTCTTAATTTTCATAGCTTTAAATTCTGCTTTTTTGCGCTCTTTGTTTTGGTCTCTAAGTTCCATATCATGCGCTACTAATGGATCGCTGTGTACGTACCGTGTTACTTTTTTCTCAATTGGAAGAACATCTAAAGCATATTGTAACGCGTCTAACGTGTGATATTTTGTAGAGTTTTCTATTTTATCATTAGCTGTTTCTGACCATTGCGCTGATACCAACTCTTGTTGAATTTCTGTACAATCTTTACAGATCTTAAGGGCTCCCTCAGTTAATTTATGCTGTACATTTTTAATTAATTCTGCTTTTCGCTGAGTTTTATTATACACGCCTAAATAGAAAATGTCCCGTTTAGAGGCTTCTTTTATAAACCAAACCTCATGTGGATCTGATACTCTTTTAATAATGTTATAAGGTGCTGACTCTACATAAAGTTTATCTAGTAAATCAGTGGCCGCAGCTCCTTTTATATACTTAGATTTTACCACATACCAGCACCTTTGTAAAGGAGATTGTGCAAGTAGTATATATCCCATAGTTCCGCTAGCTGCAGGGTCTACAGCTTCTATATGATCCCATGTACGAGAGTATTCTGCTGGCAAATCAACAATATGTTTATTAAAATCTAGCTCATATACTGATAGATCTCCTGCATACCAGTCTCCATAAAGTCTAGCATTTCGCTCAGATTCTGGATATTGATCAAATTCGGCCAATATTTCTTTTTCGCGGCCTTTAAATATTGGATTATCTAGTGTATTGAATTTAAACTTAGCTTTAGTTTCAGTTTCTTGCTCTACCCAATTTTTAATATCTACGTTCCTAAGTAATGGAGTAAAGGTAATTAGTAGGCGTCCCTTATCAGCCATTACCCGCATTTGAAGTTCGGCTATTAGCGACAAAGAATTAGGCATTTCGTCTACCCAAACATACTGAGCGTCGTACCCTTGAGTAGTTTTTCTGGCTTCACTTGCGTTATGGTGCGATATAAATATAATTCTATCGCTAGTATCTTTAAATTCTACACGCTGTAAAGCATTGCCTATTCTTACTTCTTTAAAAGTGCCTGGAGTTAAAAAAGGCTTAATTTTTTCTCGCCATAAATTAGATTCAATTTGTTCGCCTACCTGACCTAATACTAATATAGTCAGCGGTTTATTTTTAGCAATGTCATTTCTCTTAATGTAGGGATGCTTATCTTCAATCAACCACGAAATTTCACGTCCGCCTATCGTCGTATTGTGAGTAACTAATCCATTTGCTAAAGTATATAGATGTGTATCAGAATCTACCATAATATCGTATACATGTTCTTGTCTGGTATCTCCTACTTTAATTCCCATAAAGATAGGATTAAACTTTCCATCAGATATACTATTATATTCTTCTTTATATTTTTTCCGATCTATTGCTAAATATGAACTTAGTTCTTTTAGTATTCTTTTTACATTATAGTTATGATGTATCTTTATACAATACAGAGGCCCATTTTTATATTTATCTCTATCATCTAAAGTAATATTTTGCTCAATTCCCCATAAAGCTAATAATCCATATTGAAACGCTTTAATAACTTCTTCAGCTTGCATAGAGATCACTAAAGATAGCTCCTTATTACCTGAGCTACTTGTAGTCTTGTATATCGATCCATCAGTATCAATTAAACCTGCCATGAAATCTAATAAGGATTCTCGATTCCAGCTTTTAATTATATTCATGTCTACTGTTTTTTCATGAGCATACTTATTTCTGCACCATTCACTATAATGATTAACTTGACATCTATATAGTCGCCAAGAATGATTATTGGGATGAGCCCGTTTTACTGAGGTGTTCAATATATCTGCGCATTTATTAACTACTTCTTCATCTCCGCAGGAAAGCACAATACCATTTTCTCTGGAACATCCATCTCCTAACAAAGCTCCTAGTACATAAGCATGAGGTTCATTAATATTGCCTAAAGGAGCTTCTAGTTCTTGTCTAACAATTGCCCATTCCTTATTGTGTTGGTCTATTCTACGTACCTCATATTTGTGAGACTTTTGGTTATACATTAACCATCGATGATGTTTAGGGCACGATGCTATAACTTTATTTCTATGAGTTAGGTCGACGACTTCCTTAATACCTTCATCAAATAGTTCTACTACTTGAATCTCTTTTCCATTTTCAGAATATACAGTATCCCCTGGTTTAAGATTCTCTATATTAATAGGTCCACTAGGCGTAGCTACTTTAGTCCCTTTTACTAAACATTTGCCTGCACGGTTTCCAGCTACTACCACTCTAGTAGGAATTGTTTGTATGGCTTTAAAGACTTCGTATTGTTTTTTGCTAGGTCTGGAATCTAGACTATTAGGATCAATACATTCATCTCGCTGCAAAGCTTGGTAACGTCTCAATGCAGCAGCAGCTATACGTTGTTGTTGTTCACTTTGAAATGACATACTTTACTTTTTCTTTTTCTTATCTTTTCCTGCTTTAGAATAAGCTATTGCAGAAGCTTGATCTTTAGGATAGCCTTCTTCTATAAGCTTAGCTATATTCTTGCTGATCGTTTCTTTGCTTTTTCCTTTTTTTAGAGGCATTCTTTTCTTCCTTTTTGCTTTTTAAATAGCCTTCTACAGAATCTTCTTTAAGTGAATCAAATGCTCTTTCCGGCAATTCTAAATTACCTTTAGCAAATCCTCTATCTTTTTTAGCAGTAGCTTCTTTACGCATTTCCCTATCACGTTTATTTATTCGTTCTTCTAATGGATCTGATAAAGCTACTTCTTTTAGGTATCTTAAGACTCCCATTACGCCAGAATATTTACCCTTGTCTTTTTTATTCTTAGGCATTTTAGTCCTCCATAGTAACGTATACGTTATCTACAGTTACTGCATCTCCAGCACCAGTGCTAATTACAACACGTCCTAGATTAGACAATGGCAATAAACTATAATAACCTGCAGAATCATTTCTAGCGTTAATTAGGATCGTAAACGTTCCATTACCTGTTATAGATACTGTCGCTACGTCAGAAAAGCTATCGACTATTTTTTGTTGTAGTTTAGCTGTAATGCCAGTAGAAGCTGTAACGTCCGAAACTACTAGATCAACTCTCATAGCTTCATTGGCTCCACCAGGAGTAACTTTAAATACTTCTGATACCGGTTCATTCGTAATACTGGCGCCTAATGTTTTAGCTCCTTCATGCACTAAACGATCTTTTCTTAGCCATAATCCAGACATTATTTACTCTCCTTTAGTATTTGTTCTAATTTATGGATTAGTTCTACTACTTGCTTATACGGCTTATCGGCTAAAGCAGCCAATATACGTTTAACTTCTTGTTCTGTTAGTTCTACTGTAAATCCTTGTTTGTTGCTCATGTCACACCCTATTATATGCGGTTACTTGAGTTACTTTTGCTGTACTAGTTGCTCCACTATCTACTGTTAGTCTAGCTACATTCGATAAGGGCATAACTAGGGCTTCCATTTCTACGCCAATACTGAGTAGAATACAGTAAGTTCCAGCTCCGCTATTGACGCTAACGACTGCTTGTGGATCTCCTACATCCATCCACTGACCATTTCGCATTTGCTGTAAGTAAAATTTGATTTCTTCGTCACTGCCTATTGTAACATCTTCTACATCTATGTGCAATGAAAAATTTAAAGATGCTGCATCCGAAATAGGAATATCACGGCTTACTACTAGTCTACTAGAATTAGCTGGGACTTCTATTCCAGTGTCATATAAAGCATAATCTTTAGTAATGTAGCCATGTTGTCCTGCTGACATACTCTATCCTTTGTAATTACTAAATATAGTTTTGCCAATTTTGGTTACAGCATCAGGATCAAATACATCTCTACCGGCTATGTGTTTTAAATGACTGTCTAAATCCGGTACTAGATCTTTACATACTTTATAGACTAATTCAGAACAATAAATAGCTTTATCAGAACCTAATTCCTGTTCAAAATCATAGCTAATTTCTTTTTGGTTAGTTTTAATATAGCTTAATCGTCCTAATGCAGTAATTAGATCTTCTTGTTTCATCGGTATTTTAACTATGGTAAGTACATCTATTTCTTTCATTATACGTAATAAGTGTTCTTGTCTGACTCCGTCACCTTTCATGTGTACAGCATATAAGCTGCCTGGTCCTCTGTATTCAATTAATCCCGCATGAGAGTATCTACCTTTGCCCGTTATCCATCTAATAAGTACGCTAGCTAAGCTCATGTCATCACTACAAGCAAAAGCTACTATACCAGGAGTTTCTTGTTCAGATTTAAGAATCTCTTTTTCTACTGCAAAATATTCTTCAGCTGGAAATTCTGGGTACCCAAACCAACGAAACGTAAATTTAGCTATAATTTTATTAGCAAACCATTTCCAAGCCTTAGTTCCATCTAACCATTTAAGAAATCGAGTAAACACTATTTAAATACCTTTAAGTTAAGCTGAAATTCTGTCTGTGCCCCAACTGGATGTTTGATTATAGCTCTAATTTTGTTGGTGTGATAAGTTGCATCATAGTTAAGCATAGCTGGATTCATACTAGAATCGATACCAAAATTTTGGCCTTTGAGCCATTTTATTCTAGGATTGGCTATAAGATGTAGTGATCCTCCATACTGAGCAGAAAGATCTGGAGCGCCTATTACATGAATTTCCCAAGCATCATCATTGTCTCCTGACAGAGTATTAGGTACAAAAAATGTTCCTCCAAGAATCTCATAGTCGAAAGTAGGTTCCCAATCAATCCACGTTTCTTTGGCCAGGCTGTTATTAGTTGTGGTATTGCCATTGACATCCTTCATTATGTAAGTGACATCGCCGTAGTCCTGTTCTTGCCAATCAGTATTATCATAATTATCTTGATCGGATGTAGTAAAGGTAATATATCTATCATGCATTTTGCGTGGATATTGACAAGTAGTGATTCTCACTTGTGGAGCTTCGCTCTTGTTGCAAGAGGCTTTATAGTTGTCTTCAAAATCATCGCCATCAGTGGTGTTTTTTTCTAGTGATGGTACGAACATCTTTTGGTTACGAAACTCTATCCATATATAATAGTCTGTTGGCCGTTCGAAATAATTCATTTGGGCTAAAGGAGTGTTTGCTACAAAGTTTTTTATACAGGACCAATCACATACTAAATCTGATGTAGGGTTTACTGATCTGGCTACTGAGTTTTTAAGCTGATCTATCGAATCTGTATATGTTCTAAAATAGGAATTGCCGTCACCAATTTGCACGGATTCATTTATGATGGCTTCTAAGACAGTGTCACTTAATGCCCAATCTATACGCTTATGTTCTGGGATTTGCCATTCTTCATCAATAGCAAATGTATGCCCATTGAGTTCTATCTCACTGCCTGAAATATTCTTTACATAGCAAGGTGCATAGATCATATACTAATCCTCGAAATCCATAACATTACTTCCATATCACTACAATTTTGTCCATCATCTTTATACTGTGCGTATACTACATCTCCAGGTGAAAATGTGTAATTAAGTCCTGACTCATATCCAAACCCGCTATTAGGCGATGTTACGGTCAATGTATGAAATATAGTTCCCGTTTTGCTGTTTCGCCTGAACTCAATATGAAACTCAACATCTGTCCGTCTGTTAGACCAAGTAATCTCGTTTATTTTAGTATTGACTGGAAATACTGCCATGGGAGTATCTGGTAAAAGCTCTGTTGGCCCAAACCAATCATTATTTCCTACTATGCCATTTGCCGTCACACGTATGCCAGCTCTTGGAAAACCTTCAGCATTTTGCTTAGCTTCTTCTATAGCATCCTGAGTATTGTCTGCAGTAAAATCATTATCGGAATTATCGAAGGGGACAGATTCAGCTACATCTTTTATGTCATCTCTTCTTGCCATTAGGCTCTCTCCGCAAAATACACATCAACTGTGCCAGACTCTGCTATTATGTAAACAGGCTGAGAGTCTGAAGCTTCGATAGTAATTAGTTGGCTCTTTACTGTCGTAAATCCGGTATAACTAGTAATGCTGTTTGAGAATCCCCAACGTACTTTTCCTGTCAAAGGCTGAAACGTAACTACTTTTCTATCCTCTAATGGAGAAGCAGATACTTTTAATTCTGTTGGACTCCCCGTACCTACAGATATTTCATCTTCTACTGATGGACCATCTAATGGCAAGAACATTACTTGCTACCTTTCTTAGGCTTAGGCTCTTCTGTTATTTTTTTAAGTTCGATAATATGGTCGTCTACTTTTTGGGCTAGTTCTGCAACGAACGCTCTGTACTTAG